CACGCTGCCGCGCAGTTCACCGTGTATTTGATCGCGAAGAACGCCGGGCCGGGCGGCGACCAGGCGCGCTATCTGGGCGATGCGCTGGGCATGGGCCAGCTGCGCATGGTGCAGTCCGCGATCAGCATTCTGAACGGCTACAGCGTGCCGAACGTGGGGCCGTGCTTCGTGAGTTCGGCCGGTAATTTGTGGGTGGATGGCTGGCAGGCCGAGGGCTGCGCGCTGGCCGGCGTGGACGTGCAGGTGGGCATCGATATCGACGCCGTGGACACGCTGGATTTCGGCGACGTGCCGCTGCTGCAGGAGATCGATACGAAGTGGCAGACGCCAGAGGGCGAGCTGCTGATCGAAGACGACGATACCATGGTTGTGGCGGAGGGCGGCTATTGAGCGCGATCTGGGTTAAGGCGGCAGCGGGCCGCACCATTCCGTTTCCGGACGGCCGCAAATTGCCGGGCGATCCCTCGGCGCAATCCGATGGATCGATCATGGTGGATGGGGATGCGCTGTTCGTACAGCGATGCCTGGCCAGCGGCGATCTGCTGATCGGCACCACGCCCACCGGCAGCGTGGACCCCGGCTACACCACCGACAGCGAGCAGGATACCTGATCCATGAGCGGCAGCCAGACCACGCCCCAGAATATCATTTTCAATGAAATCCCCACCGGGATCTTGGTGCCGGGCGAATATACCGAAATTCGCCCGTATTACGGCAATGTGGGCGTGCTGGGCTATCCCACGCGCGTGCTGCTGTTCGGTCAGCTGCGGCCGCTGCTCGCCACCGCGAATTACAATCAGGTCTACACCGTCACGTCCTCCAGCCAGGTGGTGGCGCTGGCTGGCGCGGGCAGCCCGGCGGCATGGGCGGCGGCGCTGTATCTGGCCGCCAATCCGTTGGCGCAGCTGGACATCATTTTTATGGCCGCGCCCAACACCGGGGGTCTGGCCACCGGCACCTTCACGATCAGCGGCGCGCCCACCGCGCCGGGCACGTTCAGCGCGAGCATCGCTGGCGTGAATTATCGCATCGGCGTTTCACTGACCGACACGCCTACCTCGATCGCCGCCAATCTGCGCGCGGCGATCGCGGCCGATCCGAACGCGCCAGTAACGGTTGCGGCGGCGGCCGGCGTGCTGACCGTGAACGCCGGCTTCAAGGGCCAGCTCGGCAACGACATCGATCTGCGCTGCAACGCCGCGGTGGGCGATACCTTCCCGCCCGGCATCGCCTGCGCGGTGGTGGACATGGCCGGCGGCACGCTGTTCCCCGATATCACCACGGCGATCAGCGTGGCGGCCACCACGTGGTACACCGACATGATCATGCCGTTCTACGATACGACGAACCTGGGGCTGCTCGCGGCCGATCTGGACCGCCGCTACACGGCGCTGGGCAAGCAGGATTGCATGAGCTGGACCTGCTACACCAACAGCTACGGCAGTGCGCAGACCTTCGCCACCGGCCAGAACGACAAGCACATGTGCTTCCTGCCGGTGTATAATTCGCAGACGCCCACCTATGCGATGACGGGCGCGCTGGCCGGCGTGGCGAGCTTCGCGCTGGCCAACGATCCATCCCGCCAGCTGCGCGGCCTGACGCTGCCCGGCGTGGTGGGCCCAGCGGATGTGGACGCGTTCATCGAAAGCCAGCGCCAGCAGCTGCTGCTGGTGGGGCAGAGCACGACCACCAGCGAGAACGGCGTGATGGCGATCGAGCGCCTGGTGACCGCCAACACCACCACCAGCCTGGGCGTGGCCGACGCCAGCTGGCGCGACGTGATGACCGCGCGCACGCTGAGCCGGATCCGCTACGACTGGAACACCTATCGCGCGCTGCTGTATCCGCAGGCCAAGCTGGCGCCAGATGGCTCGCTGGCCGCACAGAGCGACGTGCAAGGCACTGTGACGCCGATGCGCGCGAAGGGCAGCTGGGCCGGGCGGTGCCGGCTGTATGAGCAGCTCGGGTGGATCGTGAACGGCCAGGCGGCCGCGCAGCAGAGCATTTTCCAGATCAACGCCAGCGATCCGAACCGATTGGATCAGCAGCTGGTGGTGAACATCACCGGCAATCTGATGGTGGATGCGACCGTGCTGGAATTCCAGGTGGGAGCGTAAGCGATGGCGCAAGCGGTTGGCATCGTCTCGATCGTCTGGCTGGGCCAGAACATCCCGGTGGAGAAGGGTGCCAAGATGGTGCCAGGCGGCTATCAGGCCAAGCCGGTGATGCTGAACGGCACATGGGACACCGCGAACGAATACGTCACCGGCAAGGTGACGTGCACCACGCGGCTGATCAAGGGGCAATCCTTGCTCGGCTTTTCCAACGGCGGCCAGCCGGGCGAGCTGCAATACCTGACCGATACCGGCCAGCAATACACCGAGCCGAACGCGGTGATCGGCAACAAGCCCAGCCTGACCGGCGGCGATGGCGGCAAGGTGGACCTGGAGTGGATCATCGGCGAGCCGATCGAGCTGATCTCGTAATTCTTTCGCCGCTGGTTTGAAAGGCTGAAGCTATGGACGACAAGGTTATTGTAATTCCCGACGACGAAGACGAAGCGCGGCCGACGTCGACGGACACAATCGAGCTGGTGGAAGACGACGACACAGCCGCGCAGCTGCCGAAGGCGGCGAGGCTGCAGAGCGATGGCAGCGTGGCGCTGAAGCTGCGTTACCCCGTAAAGCTGGTCTGGAAGAAGGGCGACACCGTAACCACCGACGTGTTCGAAACCCTGACGCTGCACCGTCTGACCGGCGGCGACATGCGCAAATTGGGTGGCCTGAAGGGGGTGGAGGCCACCGTGATGGTGCTATCCTGCTCGACCCGCATTCCGCTGTCCCGCATGAACCTGGTGTTCGACCGCATGGACGGCGCCGATATCGGCGCGGTGAGCGAGGTGGTCGGTTTTTTGTCGGGCAGTTCCAGGAAGACTGGCCAGTCCGACTAGCCAATCTCGCATGCGAATTCGGCTGGTCGAGGCGTGAACTCGAAAATCTGACGGCGGCCGATATCGCCTGGTGGTTCGGCGCGCTGAGCGCCTACGTGGAACGGGTGAAGGGCCAGACAGAGCAATGAGCGCGCAACTTGAAGCCGCCATGCGGCTGCGGCTCGAAGACCTGCTCAGCGAGCCGCTGGCCAAGATCGAGCAGATGCTCAATCGCATCGCCGACATGGGCAAGCGGCTGTCGATGGATCACCTCACCGAAAGCATGAAGCCGGCGCAGAGTGCGGCGCAGCGTGTGGTGGAGCAGGTGACGGCGATCGGCGAGGCGGCCACATCGGCGCTGCCCGATATCGACGCTCTCGCCGAGGGTGTGACGGCGATCGGCGACGCCGGCGGCGAGGCGGCCGCCGCGGCGGATGCCCTCACTGCGGTTGGAGATGCAGCTGGCGAGAGCAGCCGCCGGGTCGATGGATTGTTGACCAGGCTGCGCGCTATCGCGGGCGCGGCCGCCGGCGGAGCTGCTGAGGGCATCGCCGGCGCTGGCGGCTTCATCTCCGGTACGCCGGGCCGTTTGCGCGAGGTGGGCTCGGCGGCCGACGAGCTCGGCGGCGCGGCAATGAAGGCTGGTATGACGGGCTTTGGTCTGATCGAGCCGGTGCGCATCGCCTCGGAATTCGAAAACACGCTGCGGCACATGGCGATCACGGCCGGGCTGACCGGGGACGCGGTCGACAAGTTCATCCAGGATCGCGGGCTGGCCTATGAGCACCTGGCGCTGGCGACCGGCACGAAGTCGGCCGACGTGGCGGAGGCTGGACGCTTCTTGTCGAGCGCCGGCATCCACCAGAGCGAAATCGACCAGCTGCTGCCGGCGATCGCCAAGGCGAGCACCGCCTACGACACGCCGGTCGCAGACGCCGGGCAGATGGTGTTCAGCTTGGCCGAGCTGATGAAGATCACCCCAGAGCAGATGCCGGGCACGCTCTCGGCCATGGCGCTGGCCGGCAAGAGCTCACATTTCAGCTTTGCCGATCTGTCAACCTATTTGCCGGAAATTGCCTCGCGGTCGGCCGCGCTGGGCATCGTCGGCCGCGAGGGCGCGAATGAGACGGCGGCCATGTTGGCAACGGCGCGGCGGCATGCGGGGACGTCGGGCGAGGCGGCGACCAACTTCAAGCAATTTCTGACGGACATCACCGCGCCGCGCGCCGCGCTGCATTTCCGCAAGCAGGATATCGACCTGGGCGGCATCGTGCACAAAGCGATGGCCGAAGGCCTCAATCCGGCGATCGCGGTGATCAACAAGCTGCACCAGATCGCGCCGACGGCCGATCCGGTGGAGCTGGGCAAGCTGTTCGGCAACCAGGAGAGCCAGACCTTCGTGCAGTCGATGCTGCAGGATCACGCCTTCTACAAGCGCGTGCTCGAGCGTCTCCAGGGCGCAAGCTCAAAGACGATCGACAGCGATTTCGGTGTGGCGGATCAGGGTAAAAAGGCTGAGCTCAACACCACCTTCGAGAGCTCGATCGACTTGGCGCGTCGGATGGGCGACGCGTTCAACGGTCCGCTGCTGAACATCAACACCGGCCTGGGCTGGATCGTGCAGAAGATCGAGTGGCTTGACCAGAAATCACCCGGGACCTTCAACACGCTGGTCGGCGGCCTGGGCAGCGTGGTGGCCTTCGGTGTGGGCATGAGCGTGCTGGGGCACGCGATCAAGCTGGTGAACAGCGGGATGGCGGTGTTCGGGCTGGAGATGAGCGCGGCGCGGATCGGCCTGGCTTTCACCGCTGGGCAGATGGGCCTGCTGGCGCTGGGGTTCGAGACGATCGCCAACTCGGCGTTGCTCGCCGGCGTGGCGATGCTGGGGATCGGAGCGCTGGTGGTGGGCGCTGTGGCGCTGATCTACGTCGAATGGGATCGCTTCAAGACGTGGTTCGCAGGCCTCTGGGAAGGCATCAAGCAGATCGCGTCCGGCTTTGGCGAATTCCTGGCTGGCGTTTTTACGCTCGACATCGATCGGGCGATCGCTGGCGTGGGGCAGATATTCGGCGGTCTCGGGACAATGGTGAAGGCCGATATCGACCTGGTCAAAGGCCTGTTCAACGACCTGGTGAATTGGATCGACGGCTGGACGGCCGGTGCTGCCAGCCGCGCGGTGCACGGTGTCGAAGATCTGTTCAGCCACCTGTTTGCGGCGATGCCGACAACGGCAGGCGTCACGGTCGGCGGCCACACGCGCGCGCAGCCGGACGGAACGCCCGGCGCGGCAACCACGGTCAACCTGAACCACCAGGTCTCCGTGCATGTGACGACCGACAATCCGAACGTGCAGGCCTCGGCCACCGTGCGCACCACGCGGGCCAGCACGCCGATCGCCGCGCCGAACCGCGGCCAGATGCTGGGCCGGCCCTGATGCTCGGCATCGATATCCAGAGCCTGTTCGCCTCCAGCCTGCCGTGCAGCTGGCGGGGTATCAATTTCTACGTGCTGGACACGCGCTATACCGTGGGGCGGCGGCTGCAGAAGCTGCTGTTCCCTGGCATCGACACGCCGGCGTTCCAGGATTTGGGCGCGCTGGATGGGCCGATCACGGTCAGCGGCCTGCTGATCGGCGACGACTATGTGCGCCAGGCCGAGGCGCTGCGGGCGGCGTTCCGCACGGTGGCCGCGGCCCAGCTGATCGTGCCGTGGTTCAGCGCGCCGCCGATGGTGGTGCTGAAAGAGCCGGCCGAGATCAGCTTCAAGATCGCCGAGCTGCGGGTGGCGCGGTTTTCCGCCGTGTTCGAGATTTCCACGCCGTATCAGGCCGCGCCGCTGGACACGCTGGAGCAGCTGCAGGCGGCGGTGGCGAATTTCCAGCAGCAGGTGCGCGGCTTCATCAACACCGTGCTGAGCCCGCTGCAATTGCCGCTGGCGCTGATCGGCTACGCGGAGCGGTTCGCCGGCTATGTGGAGACGGCATTCTCGATCCTCGGCAGCCTGGGCGGCTCGGGCAGCAACAGCCCGATCGTGGCGAGCGCGGTGGCGCTGCCGCTGGCGACCCTGGCGGCGACCGCGGCGAACGGCACCGATCCCACCTGGTCGACGGACGTGGCGAACGCGCTGTGCAGCGTGCCGGAGGCGGCGGCCGCGTCCTCGGTGCCCACGCCGCCGGCGGCCGTGGCGCCTGGCGGCAGCATCGCCACGCCCGCGCCGGCCGATCCGCAGGCGGCCGCCACCATGCTGCTGGCGGCCGCGGCATCGATCCAGGCGGCGGCCGACACCGATCCGGCGCCGGGGCCGTCGCTGGCGGCAGCATTGGTGGCCGCGTGCATCGTGCAGGCGATCGCCGCCAGCAGCGATATCGTGTGGACCAGCCAGCAAGACGCAACGGCGTGGGAGACCACGCTGGTGGCGCAGCTGGACGATGCGACCGAGGCGGTGGCCGGGCAGTGCCAGGCCTATCCGCTGGCGGCCGGGCCGGTGTGGCGCGCGCTGATCACCCTGCGCAGCGCGCTGGTGATCGACATGCAGGCGCAGATCGGCCGGCTGCCGGCGGTGGACACGCTGACGCTGCCGCGCGTGAGCAGCGCCTGGTGGATCGCGCAATACCTGGTGGGCGATACGCCCAGCGACGTGATCGCCACCTACTCCGACCTGGTGGCGCGCAACGCGGTGGTGCATCCCGCCTTGGTGCCGGCCGGGCCGGTGGAATATCTGGCGTGAGTGGCGTCGCCAGCGCGACAGGCACCGCCGCCTCGATGCCGCGGCTGACGCTGACGTTGAACGGCGCCAGCTACACCAACATGATCAGCGCGAAGGTGGTGCGGGATCTGCGGGAGATTTCCGGCAGCTTCGAATTCTCAATGCTGGACACGGCGCGCACCGCCGCGGTGCACGGCTATGGCAGCTCGATCGCGCCAATCGTGCCCGGTATGGCGGCGCAGGTGGCGATCGACGGCGAGGTGGTGCTGATCGGCTGGGTGGATGAGGTGAAGCCGTTCTGGCACGCGGGCCAGCGCGGCATCAGCATCACCGGGCGCGACAAGACCGGCGACCTGGTGGATTGCGCGGCCGCACCGACGGGGCCGGCGGAATATAGCGGCGTGGATTTGCTGGCGATCGCGAAGGCATTGTGCGCGCCATTCGGCGTGAGCGTGCGAGCCGATTGCGACGTGGGCGCGGTGTTCCCCCGTCTCGGGCTCGGCACGCATGAGACGGTGATGAGCGCACTGGAGAAGGCGAGCCGGCAGCGCGCCGTGCTGGCGGTGAGCGATGGCGTGGGCGGCCTGCTGCTGACGCAAGGCGGCAGCTCGCCGGCGCCGGCGCCGATCAATTGCGGGCCGGGCGGCAACGCGATGGCGATCGCCGATGACAGCAGCGGGCAGTTTTCCTGGCGCAAGCGGTTCAGCGACTACTTCGTGAAGGGTCAGAGCGAGAAGGCAGCCGGCCAGCGCGGCAGCACGGTGGCGATGGACAGCACGCTGGTGCCGTATGACGGCGGCCCGACGCTGCCGGCCGCCGGCGTGGCCACCACGAAGGAAAAGGCCGGTGTGCTGATCACGGGGCACGCCACGGATCCCGAGGTGACGCGCTGGCGGCCGACGGTGCGCGTGACGCGGACGCAAAGCGGTGCGGCGACCGGCCAGCAACAGGCGGACTGGGCGTTGCGGGTGGCGAAAGGAGAAAGCGAGCGGCTGACCTACGGCGTGCCGGATTTCCGGGCGGGCACCAGTCGCGCTTTGTGGCGCCCCAACCAGCTGACGCAGGTGGTGGACCCGTATCAGGCGATCGACAAGCCGATGCTGATCGATGCGGTGACCTATGAGCAGAGCGAGAAGGGCGTGCTGAGCACGCTGCGCGTGGTGGGGCCGAGCGCCTACGACCGGATCGACGAGCCGGCCAAGCGGCGCCAGCGCACGGGCACCAAGCCGGCGCCGGGCAATAGCGACCTGGCGCCGGATTTCGGCGGCCCCTGATGGAGCCGCTGCACGAGACCATCTTCGATCTGCGCGGCGCGATCGGGCGCGGCATCGTGCAGGCGACCTATGACAGCGGCCAGGCACAGACCGTCGACGTCGAGATGTACGACGGGATGATCCGCACCGGCATCGAGGTGCACCAGACCTTCGGGCTGGCCAGCCGCGCGCCGCTGGATGGCGCGGTGGTGATGCTGTTCGCGGTGGAGGGCGATCCAGGCCACCTGGTGGCGCTGCCGCTGGCGAATTTCAGCGTGCGGTTCGGCAACCTGGTGGATGGCGAGACGGTGATTTACGGCAGCGATGGCAGCCGCGTGGCGATCCGCCAGGGCGGCACCATCCAGGTGCTGGCGGCCAGCGCGATCGTCATCACCGCGCCGGATGTCAGCATCACCGCAGCGAACGGGGGCACCGTGCAGATTGCGCAGAACGCAGCGATCGCCGGCACGCTGAGCGTAGCGGGGGCGCTGACCGCCGGCAGCCTGAGCGTGATGGGTGCGGCGACGGTGAGCGGCGATCTGACGGTGGGCGGCACCATCCACGGCCATTTCTGATCATTCTCTGTTGACGCGATACACGAAAGGTGTATGGTTATGATGTTCCCGGCGGGATGGCCCGCTGGATGTGGTGGAGAACCGGATATGTTTACTGTTCAAGCGATCGCTGACGGATTTCAGATCATTACGCCGCGCGGCAATGTGGTCTGGGCCAATGATCGTCCGATGGTGCTGAAGGATCGCGCTTACGCCGAGGCGAAGGCCGCGTGGCTCAGCGCCGAGCCGAACGAGATGCTGGAGCCGGCGCAGCGCCGCGTTCTACGCAAGACGCTGGCGGCGCGGATCGGGATGAGCGAGGCTTCGGCACGGGGGTTTTTCAATTGACCACCGCCTACGCCCTTCTACTGGATCGATGCGGCCTCTCTCAACGAGAGGCCGCGGCGTTTCATGACGTGCGGCTCGACACCGTAAAAAGCTGGTCGTCTGCACGAAACAATCCGCCGGCCGGCGTCATCGAGGAGCTGCGCGGGCTCTATGCGCGGATTGCGCGGGCGGCTGCCGAGGCTGTGGCGGCGATCGGGGCGGGGGCGACGCCCGCCGAGGCGGTGGAGCTGGGGATCGCGGTCGACGATCAGGAGGCCCAATCATTGGGGTGGCCGTGCGTGGGCGCGCACGCGGCGGTGTTGGGGCTGGTGGCCGCGCAGTGCAGGTTGGCCGTATCGATTGTGCCGCGCGGCTGCACGCCGGCGACGGCCGCCGCGGCTGACGCGCATCATCCTCTAACTAGCAGCTAGTTAGCTGCTGATCAGCTTCCCTGGGTGAGCACCTGCTAGGGTAAACGGTGCTTTGCGCGCGCGCGAGCATGCGCCGCAATGGATTACGACATTGCCCTGGCCTACGACCCTGGATCGCGGCGCTGCGATCTGGTGTTCGACGGCACCGATTTCGCGTTCGACACGACGCCGGCGACGGCGCTGTTGATCTCGACCGGCACCGATGCGCGGGCGCTGCCGTCCGACGAGCTGCCCGATTTCCCGCAGCCGCCGTTCAACACGCCCACGCGGCTGGATGCGCGCGGCGGCTGGCCCGGCGATGCGCTGGACCGGCTGGGCCGCACGATCGGCAGCCGCTGCTGGGTGTTCCGCCGTAGCAAGCAAAACGAGACGGTGCGGCGCGGCTATGCGCAGGCGCTGGCCGATAGCCTGGCCTGGCGGCAGACCCAGCTGGGCCGCGTGGTGGGCATCGTGTGCGACTGGATCGCGCCGAACACGCTGGGCAGCCAGGTGGTGGATGGCGCCACCACGATCACCTTGCAGCAAGCGACGGGCAGCTGATGCCGCTTGCGATCCCCGATCCGCTGAGCCTGCAGGACCGCAACGCCAGCATGTTCGAGGCGCAGTTTCCGGGCTGCGACGCGCGATCGCCGAACCGCGCGATGACGGTGATCTGCCGCGTGAACGCCATGGCGACGTTCGACGAATACACCTACCTCGCCGGGCTGGGGCAGGAGCTGATGCCGGACACCGCGGTGGACTGGCTGGCGCGCCACGCCAGCATCCGCGGGGTGCCGCAGATATTGGCGGCGGCCGCCTCGGGCAGCGGCACGGTGGCGACCACGGGCAGCAGCGCGATCACGCTGCCGGTGGGCTTCGCGTTCATCGATCCGATCAGCGGCATCATCGCCCTGGTGACGGCGGCCACCACCATCCCGGCGGCGGGCAGCGCGGCCGTGCCGCTGGTGGCGAGTGAACCCGGCGCGCAAAGCAACCTGGCCGGCGGCACGGTGATGAACGTGGTGAGCCCCTATCCAGGCTTGACCCCTCAAAGCTGCACATTGACCAGCGCCGGCCTGACCGGCGGCACCGATCTGGAAAGCATCGAGGACTGGCGTGCCCGCATCCTGGCGGAATGGCGTGCGCCGGCGATGGGTGGCGATCCGGAGGACTACGAGACCTGGGCGAGCGCGGTGTATCCGGGCCTGTACGTCTACGTGGCGCCGGCGCAGATCCAGGGGCTGGGCAACGTGGGCGTGACGATCGCCATGCCCGGTCCGGCGGTGCCGAGCGGGCCTGAGGTGGCTGCGGTGCAGGCGGCGCTGTTGGCCAAGAAGCCGGTGGGCAGCCGGGTGCAGACCTTCGCCGCCAGCCTGCTGCCGGTGAACGTCTCGATCACCTTGAACCCGGACACCACCGCCACGCGGGCAGCCGCCACCAGCGCGCTGCAGCTGTTCTTCGCACAGGACGGCAAGATCGGCGGCCCCGTGATGAACCCGGTGGATGGCACCACCTCGCCTGGCGGCATCATCTACATGAGCCGGCTGGATAACGCGCTGAGCAGCAGCGATGGCGAATACAGCCATGAGCGGCAGGCGCCGACCGCCGACGTGACGCCGGGCACTGGGCAGATCCCGGTGCTGGGCACGATCACCTTCGTGCCGGCCACATGAGCGCCATCCTGGCATGAGCGACAGCACCGGATCGAGCCTGCGCTCGCTGACCGATGTGTGGACTGGGCTGATCGGCCTGCTGCCGCGCGGTTGGGTGTGGTGGCGCAGCCAGGCCAGCAACGTCGGCCGCAGCCTGTATCCGCTGGCGGATGCGATCGCCACGCTGGAAGCCGATGCCGAGAGCATGCAGGACGAGATCGATCCGCGCACGGCGAGCCAGCTGCTGCCGGATTATGAGCGCGTGCTGGGGCCTGATCCGGCGGCGATGCCGAGCAGCTCGGACCCGAGCCTGACGCAGCGGCGGCAGACTGCGTTCCGCCGCTGGACGATGAGCCCAGGCGGCCAGTCGGCGGCCTATTTCATCGCGCTGTGCGCCACCATGGGCGTGACCATCACCATCGACGAGTTCGCGCCGATGGCGGCGGGCGGCTTCGTGGCCGGCGCCGCGGTGATCAGCTCGGCGCAATCGCGCATCTGGCGGGTGAATTTGCCGGCAACCCAGGTGATCCCGTTTCGCGCCGGCGGCAGTGCTGCGGGCAATTCCATCGGCGCGATCGTGCCGATCGGCGTGGAGGCAATGCTGCGGCTGTACGGCCCGGCCGATTGCCTGGTGGTCTTCAATTACACAGGCGGGGCCTAGATGGATTATACGAGCGGCGCTGGCTACATCACCGTGGGCGGCGTGCGGGTGTTCCAGGATCAGAACCTGGCCGCCGGCATCAACGGTTCGGATGTGGACGCCACGTGGCTGAACGGGGTGCAGGCCAGCATTCTGGACGCCGTGACGGCGGCCGGGCTGACGCCGACCGACGCCGATAATACCCAGCTGCAGCAGGCGATCCTGATCCTGACGAGCGGTCGGCGGATCGCATCGGAGGATTTGCCCGGCTACAGCGCCGGCACCTTTACGCCGCAAGCGGCCACCAAGCTGATCCGCATCCGCATGCTCGGTGGCGGCGGCTGCGGCGGCGGCGGCCTGGCCACTAGCACCGGCCAGGTTGCGCTGGGCGGCGGCGGCGGCAGTGGGAGCTATTTCGAGGGGTTTATCGCCAACCCGGTTGCATGCCCTTTTCAGGTGGGCGCGACCGGCGCGGCTGGCCCTGGCGCGGGGCCGGCGGGGCTGGCAAGCTGGTTTGGCGCCTACACCGCGCCAGGCGGCACGCCGCCGCCGCTCAGCATCACCTGCTTCGGCGGCGGCGGCGGCGCACAAGGCGCAGCGACGACGTTCGCCAGCCCCATCGCCATCAAGGGCGCGGCGGGCGGCCTGCAGCCGCTGGTCGGCAGCGGCGTGGGCATCGTGCTGATGACACCGGGGGCGATGGGTGGTCTCGGCCTCGCGCTCTCCGCGACCATGGTGGTGGGCAGCGACGGCGGCGCCATCGGCTTCTCGGCCGGCGGCTATTCCCTGATCGGCACCGCGGCCGGGCAGCCGAATGCCGGCTCGGGTCCGGGCAGCAGCGGACCAGGTTCCGGCGGATCGGGTGCGGCGCTGTGGCAAGGCCAAGCGACCGCCCAGGGCGGCCAAGCCTACGGCGGCTACATCATCATCGACGAATACAACTAAGCGCCCGTGGCCGACATCCACATCAAGCGCGGCGCTTCGCTAATCCTGTCGATGCAGCTGCTGAATGCGGACGGCAGCAACTTCGCGATCGATCCGCTCTCCGTGGTGAGCTGCGGGATCGCCGATATCGATGGCAACCTGGTGGATATGCCGCCGCTCACACAGCCGGCCGGCACCGTGGGCGTGCTGACGCTGGAGGTGGATGCGACCGCCGCCTGGCCGCTGGGCCAGCTGCGCGCCGACGTGACGATCCAGAGCTACGGCACGGTAGCGATCAGCGAGAGCTTCCCGATCTACGTCGATCCGCCGGCGGTGTATCAGTGAAGCTGGTCATCACCCAGACCAACGCGCCCGCCCGCGTGGTGGTGGGGTTCGGCGGCGCGTTCCCGCAGACCGTGGCGGGGGCGGCCAGCAACCAGGTGCTGAGCATCGCCGCCACCACCACGGCGGCCACCACCACCACGCTGCTGACGCTGCCTGTGCTGCCGGCCGGGCTGATCGGCGTGCAGATCGCGGCTGGCTTCGTGATGGCGCTGGATCAGGTGAGCGGCGCGTGCAGCGTGTGGCAAATTCTGGCCACGGCGGTGGCAGGCGCTGGCGGGGCGCTGGCATTCCCAGGCAACCCGGCCGACGGCAGCCAGGCCGCCAACCCGGCGGTGACCGTGGTGCTGGCGGACGCCACGCTGGCCGGCTGCGCGGTGGGCGCGGCATTGGGCGGCGGCGGCATTCAGATTGAGGGCACGGGGCTGAGCGGCCGGCAGATCGCCTGGGGCGGCGTGGTGACGGTGTCGGGCAGCATGCAGCTGCCCACCATCCCCGGCGGCGTGCCGGTGATGAGCATCGGCACCATCACCAGCACCGCCGCCAGCACCACGCTGGCCGCCCTGCCGGCGCTGGCCGCGGGCGTGATCGGCGCGCAGATCGGCGACGGCTTCATCGTGGCGCAGGACATGATCACCGGTGCGGTGAGCGTGTGGCAGGTGCTGGCGGCCGCGGTGCGCGGGGCGGGCGGCACGCTGAGTTTCCCCGGCAACGCCGGCGACGGCAGCCAGGTGACCAATCCCATCATCACACCCGTGCTGGCCGATCCATCGCTGGCTGGCTGCGCGGTGATGGCGGGGCTGAACGACGGCGGACTGGAAATCGACGGGGTGGGGATTGCCGGACGGCAAATCCGCTGGACCGGCATGATCACGATCGGAGCGACCGCATGACCAATTCGCCCACGCGCCGGCGCGCCGAGACGATGGCGGCTTTGGGGATCGCGCTCACGCTGATCCTGGCATTCCTGCTCGGCGCGCATGCGCACGCCCAGTCGCTGCCGCCGCCGCTGAACCCCTACAACGTGCGGCCTGGCTACAACGTGGCGCCGATGAACAACCCGAACTTCTCGGGCACGCTGGGCACGAGTGGCGGGGTGCGCGCCGGCGGTTGCGGCGGCACGCCGGCGGCGGGCGTGATCAATGCGTGCGGCGGCTTCCAGATCAACGGCGTGCCGTTCACCAGCTCGACGGGCGCCACCGGGCCGCAGGGGCCGATCGGACTGACCGGTCCGCAGGGGCCGATCGGCTTGACCGGACCGCAGGGACCGATCGGCCTTACCGGGCCGGCGGGCGCACAGGGCGTGGCCGGAGCGGCTGGCGCCACCGGCGCGCAGGGACCGGCCGGCCCAACTGGCCCTGCCGGCCCGATCGTGAATCCCACCACCACGGCGCTCGGCGGCGTGCAAATCGACAGCGCGCTCTTCGCGGTTGCCGCCACCAATAGCGGCGTCGTCAAGCTTGGCACCGCCGCGCAGCAGGACGCCAACAACATCAACGAAACCGGCGGCACACAGACCGGGGTGAACGATTCCGGCGACTATGTGCTGGAAGACGGCACCACGATAACCAACGTCACGATCGCGCAGCTGCGCAGCGGATCGCTCGATATTCGGCGCTTCTTCGATCCTGTGCACGACGTCGCCGGCGACTGGTCCGACGCCTTCGCGCGCGCTTTCACCATGATGCAAACCGGCTATTTCGCCAGCGGCCTGCGAGAATGCCTCTGGCTGCCGCCAGGCCAATATCAGGTCGGCGCCCACTATACCGGCACGCTCGGCCACGCATGGCCCACCATGCAGAACGCATGCATCGTGGGGATGGGCGAGGGAATTTCGACCATCAACCTGACACCGAATGTGAATTTCGGCGACGGGTTCATCACCGTCGTGAGCGCGGCCTCGGCCGGTACCGGCAGCGGTAGCGGAGACTATCCGGAAGGCAATACTCCGGTGCAGCCGGTGCACGATGGCGTTCGGCTGTTCGGCTTCGACCTGTGGGGTAGCCTTGCCAGCACCACGATCCAGCATGGCGTGACCGGCGTGGGCTACAATCGGTTCGCTTTCGTGAAGGAAGTGCGCATCGGCTACCTGACCGGGAGCTGTTTCCGAGTGGGTGTGCTGCCGCCCGATCTGATCACCGGCTCACTCACCACCTCGGGGTGGCAGGAGAGCTTCTACCAGATTAAGGTGCGTTATTGCGGCAACACGACCGATACTGCGCTGGGGGATAGTGCCGGCGATCCGGCGGTTGAGATCGCCACCACGGGTCCGGGCGATCTGACGGACGAGATCACCGCCGATATCGACGTGTATGCGCCGCTGGGGGCGGGGTTCAAACTGGACCCGATGGGCAATGGCACCGGCGGTGCGGCGCCGCAGATCAGCAACATGCACTTCACCAAACTGCGCGTGGAAGGCTTGCAGGCGGGCAACGCCAGCGTCACGCTGCCGACCACGCCCGATTTGATCCAGATAGGCAATAACTCGGGCCTTTCGAAGGATAGCGCCGGCACCGTTTCATCTGTGGTCGTGGACAACTTCTCCGCCCTGAGCCCCTATCAGAACGCCAGCGCGATCGAGTTCACGGCGAATTCGAGCGGCGGCGCGCCGCATGGCATCACCATGACCGGCCAGCTGAGCGGCACCGCGCGTGGCACCGGCATCACGGTGAACTATGGGCGCAACATCCACATCGTGGCACCCGTGGATAGCATCTTTCCTCATGACATCACCCTTGGGCCGAATTCCGGATCGAGCGTCTTCATCGACACCAACGGCACCGAGCCGTCGCTAAACTGGTCGATCGCCGCCGGCAGCAAAGCTGAGGGACCGGTTGACCAGCTGTATAGTAACGTGGCGAACCGGCTGACGTTGACTGATGGCGTGCTGGGCAACGTGCAAAAGCTGGCAATTTCCGGCGGCACCACCAGCGGGGGCGGCACATCAAACACCAATCTGGCATCCTTCCATCTGGGCTCCAGCGCGCTGGGCGCGCCGATCGGGCCGACGCCGACCACGGTGGATACCTCAGGCAGCGCCAACGTGGATGTGACCATTGGCAACACCGCGGGCATCGCGGCCGGCTATTCGATCGGGGTGCAAGGCGCTACGCTGGCGAACGCTGACCCGGTGGTGAGCGTGATTTCCAGCACCGTGGTGCAGTTGCAAACGGCGCTGGCGATCCCGATCGGGACACAGGTGACCTTCTATCCGAACACCGGCGCGCCCTTCATCCTCGCCTTCAATGACGATGGTGGGATGCCGTTTCTGACCAATCCGCTCACCTGTCAGCGCCTGAGCCAAATCTGCACCTGGTCTGTGGCACCGCAGGGGCCGACGCAGGCCAATGGGGATGCCTCGGCCGACTTCGCGACCGATCTGTTTGTGCAAAACGCGATCGCAAGCGCAGGGCTCGGGCTCGATACGGTTTCCACCACCGCGACCGCCGGCGGCACCGGACTATCTGGTGCCACCACGCTGAGCGCCAACGACGAGGAGCTGGATAACTGCACCACGCTGGGAGCGTTCAAGCTGCCTCTGGTGGCCAATGCCCCGGTGGGATCGAAGATGTGGGCGCTCAATATGAGCGCACATCCCTGCATCCTCTATCCGGACACCACCGGCGTGACGCTGACCAACGCCATGACGGGTGCGGTTGCCGCGGCCGGCACATCGATCAGCGAGCCGATCGGTGAGGCGATCCGGTTCTTCCGGATGACTGCCACGAATTGGGACTATCTGGTGTTCACCAATCCCGCGGTGGCTGGGATCACCAGCGGCACCGTGGATGGGGTGACGATCGGCAGCATCGTGCCGCCGGCCGGGACCTTCAGTAACATCCAGGTCAATACCCAGCTCACGCTGCCGATCTACAGCACCAGCCCTGGGGCCGCGCTGGCTCCTGGGATGGAGGGCTATAACAGCACCAGCGGGCGCTATGAGTTGGGCAACGGCACCAGCACGCCATACGTCAGTGTGCGCCTGAGCGGCGACACGATGACCGGACTGCTTAATCTGGTGGCGCCGTCGACCGGCGATAGCAGCGCGGCTGCGGTTTCTTCGGCTTGGGTTCGGGCGCAGGGCTACGCCGGCGCCGCCGGCGCTGCGAACATCGTCTCGCCCACCAGCGATACCAACGGGGTGCAGAGCGGCAGCTACTATGGCACCCAGCACGGCGCGGCGATCAGCAACGTCACCATCGTCGCCTACCGCCAATATGCGCTTGATTTCTTCATGCCCAACTCAAGCGGCCCAACCTTGAAATCGATCAGCCTGGGTCTGGCAACCACCGCGGCGCAGAACACCAACTGCGAGATGGAGGTCTACAACCAGGTCGCGTCGACCGATCTGCCCGGCGCACTGGTGACCAACGCCGACACTGGCAGCTTTCTGATTTCGACCACCACCTCGATCGGCGCCGTCACAGAGACGCTGGCAACCCCTGCGACGCTGACCCAGGGGCATCATTGGGTGACGCTCGAATGCGACGGCGCCATCACCATCGGCGGCGTGGCCAGCAACATCAGCACGCCCACCAGCTCGGACTTGCTGGGCTCGCCAACGGCGATCGGCGCCATCAGCACCAGCGGGCCGCGTCAGGGCATCTACAAGACCGTGGGGGCGATCGGCAGCACGAACCCGTTTGGAACGCCCACCAGCGTCGCCGGCGGCGTGGGCATGCCGGCTCTGTCGCTGGGGTTCTGA